AACACTTATTAAGACAATAGGAGAAAACAATGGATTCAGTAATTAAATACGTAAATGGTTTCTTTGGTGGTTTAGGTACTATTATGATGGCTATCTTACCAGTAACGATTCTATGGCAAGTACTTACGGGTACTACTGTATTTGGGATGGATGTTATTGCTAACCTATCAGCTCTTGTAACTTCACTAGGTAATGGTGGATTTGTAGGATTGATAGTATTAGTAATTGTAGCTTCATTCTTTATGAAGAAATAGTTATATAAATAGAAAGGGCCTCCGTTAATTCGGGGGCTTTTTTGCGCGTTTAAGATATTTATATTAAAGGGAATAGTATATGGATAAAGAAATATTCAAAGGTAAAACGTTCTCGGACTTAATGGAAGATATTTACACAAATTCTATAAAAAAGGAAAAACAAATATCTGCATTGATAAAAGATTTGCAACCAATGATTAAAAGTATTGGTGATGCAACTGTTATAGTACCGATTATAAAAGAATACCTAGAAGTTGGTGTAAAGAATGACGAACACCTAATAAAAATGGCAGCAATTGTGCAAAGAGCCCAAGCAAGAGGTGAACAATCCGAGACGGGAGGTATGCTTTTAACTGAAGAGGAAAAAAAGCACCTATTAGAAACAGTTTCTGAATTACAGATGGAAGATAAAAAATAATGGATGATATTGAATTACAATCGGACTTCTCAACTGTAGATGGAAATACCAACAATGGTAACCAGATGGGGTTATTTATGGGTAGAGTAATAAATGTACTCTTAAATGAAGAAACTAATGAGTCGGTTGGTAGAGTAGAGATAAGAGTAGCATCTAGCGACGAAGACGAAGAGAATAATCAGTTTGAAGAAACAATGGCATTCCCATTGAATATCTATAATTACACTCTCCCGGCGATTAACGAGTCTGTTTTAGTTACTAGGTCTGAAACTGGTAGATGGTTCTACTTCTCAATCCCACCTCATAACTTTTGGGATCAAATATCAATAGACAGATTGGACTCTATCAAAAATCTAGATGGCGAAGAAGAAAACGTTAAGATCAATTTACAATCATTCGATCAAATATCAGTTACAGACGATGCAGATGTAGAAATATATGGAACAACACTAACTGAAGAAGTTATAGAGGCAACTGATGTAGTTCTATCTAGAAACGTTCACGAAGGTGATACACTAATTCAGGGTAGATTTGGTAACTCTATTAAGCTTACTTCCAAGAATGAACTTAATGAAACACCTTGGAGCTTGGACGGAGAAGATGGACAACCCGTAATAGCAATTAGAAATGGGTTAGAAAGATTTGAAGATCCTACAACTGATAATTCGTTCATATACTTATTATCAGATCAATCTTTTGACTTTGGTGATATAGAGTTCTCACCTGAAAGCGCAAACCTTGGTGATACCATGGATGCTTATGTTGGAGGGCAAGTAATAATAGGAGCAGACAGACTAACGCTTCTTTCTAAAGCTGATGATATATCTATATCTTCAAAAAGCTTGGTTAGTATATCAACTGCAAAATGGGCAGTAGATGTAGATGTTCTTATGGACCAAGTTAAAGCTCTAGCAACTCAGCTCGATGCACTATGTGCAGGTAAAGCAACACTTGTTACAGGAGTAGGTCCAACAGGAGTTGGTACAAACACCGCAGACTGTGCAGCTATTGTTTCTGAAATAGAAGGAATGGAGCAATAATGGCAATTAACTGGGGCGGTTTGGAAAAAGACATTGAGGCTTGGTTTGCAGATCTAAGTGAAAAGACAGAAGATGATACAGCAAAATTCTTAGCTGATTCATATGGTCAAGCTACAATGGCAGCTGCTGATCCAAACGGTAATGCAGTAATACCGCCTGGTAAGGAAAGTGGAATAGAATCAGCATGGTCTTCAGCATTCGCTGCACAAAAAGCAGTAGACCAAAAACTAGGACCACCAGGCTGGATGTCTGTTGAAGGTGCTATAATGCTATTTTGGACAGCTTGTCCATTTTCACCAGCACCACCTCATCCTGGTACAGTAACGCCAATTTCAAATATTACAACTATGCCGGGAGCTCCTGGAATAGCAGCAGCAATAGATAAAGCTTTCAATCAAGAAGATGCAGCTAAAACTGCAAAGGAATTGGTTACTGGATATAAGAATCATGCCTCAAGTATAATGGGTATGTATATTGGTCTTATTCCACCTACTGCTTCAACACCATTATCCGTTGTATGGACGGGAATAAAATAACCTTTAGTGATATTTATATATAGAAAAAGGTTTATATAATAGGAGAATATAATGACAAAGAAAGACTTAGTACGTTTAATTAGAGAAGTAGTTAAACGAGAAGTAAAAACTCAAGTTAACAATGTATTAACTGAGATGGAAACTACTAAAGCAGACAAAACTGATAAGATGACTATCAATGAAGCTCTAGATCAAACTGCAAAAGCGTTTCCAACCATGAAGGAATTTACATCAGCAGATGCAAGAGCTGGCTTTGCAGCAATGCAAACTCAAATGGGAAATCCTGCTAACCAACCTCATACAGACCTCAAAGGTCAACCAGTCGATGTTTCAAATTTAGGAGGAGGTTTAGATAAAGCTCTAACCAGAGATTATTCAAAATTAGTACAAAAGTTTAATAAGTAATAGAATATGCCAGAAAATAATCCCATATTAATTAATCCCGTTGATCTTCAACCAGACGTAGCCATTGGTGTTAACTTACCCATGGATAATTCTAACGGTTCAGCTCTTCAAAGTACATACTTTACAAAGGATCAGATCAAGGCTAATATGAGAAGCTTATTTTCAACTATGATTGGTGAAAGAGTAATGCAACCAACATTTGGAACATATTTATACAACTTATTATTCGAACAAGTAAATGTTGACTTAAAAGAAAAACATATAAGAGACGAGGTTGATAGAGCAGTAGCACTATGGGTACCAGAAGTATCTATAAACGATGTTTCATTCCCAGAAATGAAAGATGATAAAAAAATAAAGATAAGAGTAGAGTACCATATACCAGGTTACAATATTGAAGACGAATTAACATTAGAGGTACAATAATTATGGCAACAAGCAAAGATATAAAATATGTAGGGAGGGACTTTGATGGCTTCAATGCAAACTTGATGGAGTTCGCAAAGAGCTATTTCCCAAACACCTATAGCGATTTTGAAACTGCATCTCCTGGTAAGATGTTTATTGAGATGGCATCGTATGTTGGTGATGTACTTTCATACTATACCGATTATGCTCTAAAGGAGAGTATGATACATAGAGCATCTGAAAGAAAGAATCTATATGATTTAGCTCAAGGCTTTGGATACAAACCAAAGATTTCAGTTGCATCTACAGTAGTATTAGATGTATACTTAAAAATACCAGCGCTGCAAGTAACAACTGAAGATAATGCCTATGGAGGAGCACAATCTTCACCAGACTGGGATTATGCACCCATAGTAGAAGCTGGAATGGTTTGTTCAACAGACGGAGATATAAAATTTTATACTTTAGATTCTGTTAACTTTCAAGCTTCTTCTTCTGAGGACCCAACCGAGGTAACAGTTCATAGTATAAACGCTACAACTTCGAATCCCGAATATTACCTACTAAGAAAATCGGTATTAGCTTCAAGTGGTAATAAGAAATCAACTAGTTACGCTTCAAATGGAAAGAAGAATCAAAAGTTCACAATAACAGATGACAATGTAATAACAATAGACTCTGTAGTTGATGGTGATTCAAATACTTGGTATGAAGTTCCCTATTTAGCACAAGATACGGTCTTTGGTGAAAATGTAAACAGTACAGCATTCGACCCTTCAACTGTTGGTGACTCTGCAAATACTCCATACATTCTAACGTTGAAAAAAACGCCAAGAAGATTTGTAACACGAATAAATGAAAATGATAAAGTTGTAATGCAATTCGGAAGCGGAGTTTCAGCAATGGCTGATACTGTTATAATTCCAAACCCTACTAACGTTGGAACTAACCTACCAGGGTCATCTGATAATTTAACAAAAGCTTTTGACCCAGCAAACTTTATGCAAACTAAAACTTATGGACAAGCTCCATCTGAAAATTTAACAGTAAATTATATAGTTGGTTATGGTCTTAATAGCAACGTTTCAACTGCTACTATAACTAATATAAATTCAAAGACTGTTTCACAAAACTCTGACGATATTACAGACGTTCTGAAGGGTATAGTAGAAGCATCAGTAGCTGTAAATAACCCTGAACCAGCAAGTGGTGGAAAATCTCAAGAGTCTCTAGAAGATGTTAGAGAAAATGCTCTAGCTCACTTCTCTACACAGCAGAGAGCTGTAACAAAAGAAGACTTTATAATTAGAGCTTATTCAATGCCACCCAAATTTGGATCAGTACCAAAGGTATTTATAACAAACGACACACAAGTTGATATGAAAACTAGAGAAGAGGTAAATAATCCTTTAGCTCTAAATATGTATGTACTTGGTTATGATAAAAATAAAAATCTTGCAAATGTTAACTTAGCTTGCAAGAAAAATCTTAAAAATTATTTATCACAATACAGAATGATGACTGATTCTGTAAATATAAAAAACGGCTATATAATTAATCTAGGAATAGATTTTGAAATAGTAGTACTAGCAGGTTTTAATTCTAGAACTGTAGTACTAAGTTGCATAGAGAAGTTAAAGTCGCTACTCCATATAGATAATATGCAATTTATGCAACCAATAATTATAAAAGATTTACAACTAGAAATTTCAAAAATTGATGGCGTTCAATCTGTAATGAAATTTGACATAAGAAACAAGTGGAGAACTAGTTTAGGTTATTCTGGTATAAAATACAACTTGGAAGATGCTAATAAAGGTGGAATAATATATCCTTCCAAAGATCCCTCTATATTTGAAATTAAATTTCCGAATATAGATATCCAAGGAAGAGCAACTACTTATTAGAGGATAACTTATGATATACAATATATACCCAACAAAGGATGCAACGATTTATTCATATTCAGCAAGTATGAATACAGGTATGGATCCGATTTTGGAAATTGAAAAAACGATACCTGTAACTGGTACGATAAATAAAGCAAGAACACTTATACAATTTGACTGGGGTGCTGCTAACGAAGAGCTGGGAGCTTTACCTGGAGACTGGGCAACAGCTTTTGCAGCTGGTAACTTTAGATCTTATTTACATCTACATGCAACACAACCCGAGAATATAGCTTACTCTTATAAATTGGAAGCTATAGCACTAGGTGCAAACTGGGAGATGGGAATAGGTAAAAAAGCAAACACACCAATAACAGAAAAAGGTGTTACCTGGGGATTCACTGATAACTCTGGTTCAACAAGCTGGGCTCCATTAGGAGGTATGATTAGTTCAGATATACCTCATGCAAACATAATGACTCAATCTTTTGAAGGTGAATCAACTGATATCAAAATAAACGTATCTGAATCAATAGCTGGATGGCACTTGAACAGTAACTATAATAATGGGCTTTTGCTTAGAATTACTTCTAGTCAAGAAGATAATACTTTAGAATATGGAACGTTAAAATTCTTTTCAAGAGATAGTAATACAATTTACTCTCCAAAGATACAGATTGGGTGGGACGATTCAATATATCATACTGGGTCAATGACTGCAGCTACATCTGACGAGATCATGGTATACATAAAAAATAACAAATATGAATATAAAGAAAAAGAAGTTGTAAGAGTAGAAGTAAGAGCAAGAGATATCTACCCTACAGCTACATATGCAACAACATCGGCTGCTCTAGATAGTTACTATTTACCAACCGGTTCTTATTATTCTATAAAAGACGCAGAAACAGAAGAAGCCGTAATTGACTTCAACACTGCACACACTAAAATGAGTACGTCTGGTTCTGGTCACTATTTTGATTTAGCAATGAATGCATTAACTGCAGAAAGGTTATACAAAATAGTACTAAAAGTTGACAGCAGAAATTATAATGGACAAGTAGAATATTTTGATTCTAATCATGTATTCAAAGTAGTTAGGTAAAAGTTATGCCAAAAAAAGTTTTTACAAATGACGATATCACTAGACTAAATGAAAAGTCTATGGTAAACAAGAAGGCTCCGAAAGAGTCTAGTATTGTCAAGGCTGGTGGTGATCGATTGGTAGTAAGTAACAAAGCTGAAATACAAACAGAAATATCTTTCAAAGCAGATAGAGAATATTATAGTAGAGCTTCATTTGAAAATACCTTCGATACAGAGATATCTCAACTTGTAACTAAAGCTCCACCAGTAGAACCAGATCCAGCACCAAACCCACCACCTGCACCAACTGACGTTAGAATTAGATGTACTAATGCGCATTGGACTTTAGATGGTAAAAAGGGTAGGTCTGAGAAAGATCAACCTTCCTGGCATCACAACCACCACCCATTAGGAAATAATCCTGGAGGGGGAGCACTAGTAATACCAGATGACCATCCATTGTTTTATCTAAGAACATGCGAACCTGCAAATGCTAGAAGAACCTTTAATTATGAATGGAAAATTGGAGGGGTAGTAGTAGGGCATGATCCTTATTATCATATGTTCAATTGCAGTGATCAAGAACCAGAAGATGGTAAATGGAGAGAAGCTCCGGATATTGTAGTAGAGATTAGAGTTTGGAATAGTCAAGGTGAAAAAACTGCAAAGATGAAATACAGATGCGCCAGACAAATAGGCGATTCTGATCATCTAGAAGATGATGGAACACCAAAGCCAAGATGGAAATGGGCCGGCACTAGATATTATAAAGAAGAAGAATTTTATAAGGGTGGTTGGAGAGTTCTTACTGAACCAGAGCTAGACGAAAAATACAAACCTAGAAATGTTCATATCAGTAAAATTACCTTTGAAGATTATGATAAATGGTCTTGGACTAAAGCTTCTAAATGGGCATTCAAACCTTGGTCAGATAGACAGCTCCTTCCCTTAATTGAAAGACCTGATCCTGAGTCTAGGGTACAAAGTGAAAGAGTGCTACATGCGCATCACAGTGCAAATTGGAGATTGTGGAGAGAAAAAAATGCATCAATATTTCACAAAGGAAGATATAACCCTTGGAATAGGCATCCAAAAGCTTTTTGGGGAGAAATATATATAAATGGCGATTGGCAAACTTTCGGTGAGATTTGGGATGGGTTCGAAAATGACGCTGGATTAAAAGCACCACCAAGTAATACTCCAGACAGATACGATGCTCGTAATTTTATGAGGTTAGATGAAGATGGAAAACCGGCACACGTATCATCTTGGACTAAAAAGGGTGATAAGGTTGGTACAACAGCAATGCAAAGATTAAAGAAACCAATAAAAACTTCGGTTCCAATTGGCGAGAAGATAATGGTAGCTTTCAAATACGGATATAGAAGATCCGGGCCCAATAACAAAAATCTAGAATATATTATGTTCAGTGGTTATAAAACCCACACCGTAAATGAAAATGATGGAAAGAATGTTTGGTTAAATATAAAAGTGAAAGCAACGCTTATTAAATATGATAATAATATATACGACTTTGATACAATAGATGATGCAAAAGCAGATGAAGCAAAAGCAGCATCTAATAAGTTTACTAAATCAACAGCTCAAGAAAGCAAAGATAAGAAATACGTTAAAGATATCAAAAAGAGGAAAAACTAATGTCAGATAAAACACCGCAAATAGTACCTCTTATTAAAGAGTTTGATGGCGACAGACATGACAAGCTAAGAAGCTGGGAAGGTGTTCTAAAGAATAGGTCTGTAAGAGATGGCGATTACATGTACCTGAAAATCCTTTCTGGTGAAACTCTTTTAGATACTCAATGGCTAAGAATAGGCAATACAGAAGCAATCACTATTGAAACTGATGGCGAGGTTACTATAGACTGGTATGATTTATTAGTAGATGCTCTAAATTATACAGATGGAGACTATACACTAGAGTATTGCTTTAAGAGAATGGCCATGTGGCCTAATGAGTTTGTTAGAGTAAACGAGATTTCCAAAAACAAAATGGAAATCAGAGTTGATGCAATACACGAAGAAGAACTTACCAATCCAAGAAAACCATTAATAGATGGTGAATATTATGCACCGTTTGATCTCTACCATGAAAAGCAAGGTATTGTTAAAGCTGTATATTGGACTTATGATGAGCACCACGAAGATGAAACTTTAATCTTAAAGCTGGGTGACAAAATACCTAGAAAGATAAAGGTTGGAGATGAACTTGAAATCTGGGATGAAATAGCAAGCGCTAGAAGTCTAGAGTTAAAACTTGAAATCGATTTACCAAAAGGCCTAGAAGAGTATGTAGAACTAAGAGGTCCAATGGTAACTTTAGATGTTAATGCTGAAGTTGGTAAACCTACTGAATTTGAATCTTGGGAAAAGATCTTAACTGGTTCTGCAGAAGTAAATCAAAATCTAACAACAAAGATATTATCTAGCTCGGGCTACGAATTAAACGTAGACTACAGAAAATTTAGCAACTTCATACACTTCAGTTCAGCAAAAGAACGATTGGTTAACTTTGAATATAAAATGAAATTGGTTGAGTTCTATGATTCTAAATCTTTAGGTCACTCAACGAATCTAGCTGGTCAAGCTTCATCATCAGTTACAGCATCTGAAATTTACATATCGGAATCTGCAAACTATAGCACTGAAAAGCAACACATACTTGGAACGTTTGATAAGTATGAAGATTATCTATATAATGAATCTGGTTCTGGTCACACTGATGACGAGGTTGTTTACTATTCTACTACTTGGCCTAAATATGATAACCCCGAAACAAACGGCTACCCAAAATATATAAACTATTCAGCAACTTCTTCTCAAGCTCAAAATTGGTTAACTGGTTCTTTTGAATCGGCATCAAGATACGACGAAGATAACCTTAATATATTAAGAAAAACGATACCAGCTGTTCAAAGGACAGATCCTAATAATTCTGGGTTTGTATTATTTGTAGATATGATTGCTCAACACTTTGATATACTATTTAATTATATAGACAACTTAAAACAGCAAAGAGTTAGAGATGAAAACTTAAACGAGGGTATATCAAAAGATCTTTTATTTGATACTCTAAAATCTTTTGGATGGAAACCTAAGTCTGGGTTAGATTTAGAAAATATTTGGGATTACTGGTTAGGGACTACAAGAACCGGTGGTTATGCAGGACCGGGAACAGATAATTGGGATGCTGATTGGGCAGACACATTCCCTGATAGTGGATCAACGGCATCTAGTTCATGGACTACTGAACCAATGCCTATGAGAGATCTAGAACTAGAACCTATTTCTAGAATTGTGAATAACTTGCCGTATCTATTAAAAACCAAAGGAACTCAAAGAGGGTTAAAAGCTTTACTAGCTTGCTACGGTATTCCAAGTTCTTTCTTTAAGATTCAAGAATTTGGTGGACCAGATCCAGGCAGACACTCTGCTACAACTTCTTCTCACATGAGAGAACTGGATATGTCTAACCATGCATTACAATTCCAAGGGGGACT